TATGACAACGGAGTAATACCCGTCTCGAAGGTACAGAGAAGCCCGGCCCGTCTGCGCGATTTTCTGAAGCACGTCCCGCGTGCGCTCACCATTAGATATAACCAGGTCGCAGCTCCAGCCTTTAGTCTCGCAGGTCTGGTACCATTCCTCAATACGCGCCCAGTCAATCTTGGCCGTCGGTATCGGGCGAGGGTTTGCGATCCCGATTAAAGCATGAATAAAGGCGGCGGCCGGGTTTCTGGTATATGCGTTTGCCCAGGCGCCGTATCCGGTACCGCTTCCTGAATAAGCAAGCATGTAGGATTCTACTTCAGCGCTGAGGGTGTCGATTATTCCAGAAAGTTGGTTTGTGGCTTTTATGCTAACGGCCAGGAAAGTGAACTTATCGTCATAATCTTGGTGTACAGTCGGCTTTTCGACAAGGGATTCTAATATTGTCCAGTAGAAGATCGAGGTGCCTTTGAAATCATCGGCATCATCAGGGGAGACACGTTTTACACCTACCTCATAATCCCCTATTGCTTCTGGATATAATGTATACTTGTAGCGTAACGTTTTTGCTTTTGCTTTTAATTTTGCGAGGAAGCCAGTTCCTACACAATCTCCCCAGGCAGTGCCAGACCCTACAAGTCTGTATTTAATTTCATACATTACGGTACGGTCTGTTTTATCCCCGTCAGAATTCAGTTCATACAATCCACCGGGAAATTCTATCATTACGGATAAATTCGAGGCATTTGGCTGAGCAGCCCGCCAGTTTTCCTCGTTGTATACCAGCTTTATGCCAACAGAATCCTGTTTAATTGTTTTTGAATAATAAAAAGAATAATATGATGGATAAAGCAAACCACCCGAACCACCGACTTGTGATACATTTATCGTAACGTCCGAATACACCCCATCTACAGCGACAGCGCCTGTCACTACTCCCGCGCTATTTGTCGCAAGTAACGATTCCCCGATCTTAATGTTTTTGAGTCTATATTTCCCTATCCCAAAACAGAAAAGCTGATAAAGGTACTGGTCTTCTCCGTCGGTTCCGCTTAGTGCTTCATACGCGGGACCCGCATGAAACGGCGTTACCAGGTGCTTACCAAATATAACCGGAACCTTTCCCCCGGGTCGGGCTTGGTTTTTCCCTCCGCGCAATGCCGGAAGCGTTTCGAGATTATTACCTTTTGACCTGTTGTTAGCGGCAGCAAGGCTTTCCTCTCGTCTGCGATGTATGCTGCCTATACCGTATGATATAGCCGCTCCGCCGTAAGCTATAGCCCCAATAGCCATAACACCGAGACCGATGACCGGGTTGATGAACAATAGCCCCATCCCAAGCACCGCTAAAAAGGCACCCGCCCCCTGGAACTTATCGCCAACCCAGTCGGCTTGACCTGAAGACCCTGCGGGGAAGTACTTTATGTTAATGATGTCCGTAGGCTCCGGGATTCTATTTTTGTAGTCACTCGGCTTTATGGTTTCGTCGTTGATGAATACAACGGGGTGTCCTGTTTTTACGTTGATCGCGTCCAGAATATCCGCTACTGAGGATCCTTTATCGAAAGCCTTTACCTCTTTGTAAGACGGCATGAAAATGTTAGGGCGGACAAAGACGACTATTTTATCTGACACGGTAGAACCCCTCAATGCAAGTTGACCAAAAACCCCGGTTGTAAAACGCAAGTGCGGAGTCTTGCTTAAATAGCGTGTGAAGGAGGTTCCGCTCTTTTTGATTTCCTACGATGATCCCGATATGGTGCGGCTTCCCGCGTATGTTGAGGAGGACGAGGTCACCGATTTCCGGATCTGCTACGCGCACATGAGACACGCTGGCTTTGTTGTCTTTGATCAGGCCCGGAACATCGTCATCGTCTTCGCCGTGAAAAAATTGCGGAACGATGACGCCGAACTCTTCCCGGAGCACTAAGCGCACGAGACCCCAACAGTCAGCTCCAGTTATCGTGTCGCCGCCGTACTTATATGGGACGCCGATGTATCGGTTCACCCAGGCGACCATCAGAATAACCCCGGGAAGATTTCAATGGAGAATTCAAGGACCGGATACTCATAATCCATCCGGCTCTCATAGATGAGTTCCCCTGTGATGATTTCTTTGTCACCCTGAACATTGCGGAGCTCAAACTCCCAGGTCGCCATATCTTTGAATTCCGTTTCCCCGGTTTCATCGTTCCAGTACGTGGCTACAGCGGTAACGGTCGGAACCACCTGAGTACTCCGGAGAATCATCGCTATCTGTTGGTCCACGGCGCATATTGTGAGGCGGGCGTTGGTGATCTCACCCCCGCTTTTTACATCCGGGGGTTCATAGCGAAAGGGGAAAGCGGTGTATTCGTGGCCGCCGTAAGTTAGGTTTTCGGTATTATTCACGATACGTAGCGGGTTGTCAAATCCATCCACGCCGTGAGTTATTTCCAAAAGGATAGGCAGCACGTACCCGGACGAGGAGGCATATAACTTTTGACGGACCGCGTCGAGAATTGAACGCATCAGATTACCTCCATGGCGCATGAGACCTCGCCGTTTTGGTCGATTGAGGAGTAATCGGGTTCACTGAGGAAACGGGCGGAACAGGCATTCCCCGTCCTCGGGTGCGTCCAGTCAAACCACAGGGACCCGCTTAAAGTCGTGGTAACATAGAAAGTGTCCAGCGTTTCAATTTGCGCTTTTGTCATGTGGTACTTGATCGTTATGTTCCGGGGTTTCGCGGTGTAGCGCCTGCGGACTTTATCAGGCCCCGCGTCCATGGCGGTTCTGAGAGTCGTGTTGGGGGGTGATTCCTTGTATCCATCCTGCAGCGGTAACGGTAATGTTTCGGGCCAGGCTGCCATGACTACCCCCTATAGGCGACAGGGCTCATCCCGCCGCGTGAAAGAAGTCCGTCGAGTTTGCCTTTCGGGACCATGCCTTGCACTATGCTTTCGATGGTGACGATGACCTGCCTTGATCCGTCAGCCCCAGTCTTTTCTTCGCTGCTTGTGGTGGTGTTTGTGGCGTTGTTGTTGATGATTACCTGTACGTCTCCGCCTCCGCCTGTGGCATGTACGCCTAGCTTTCCGGTGGACATCCGGGCAAGAGGGAGAATTCCCTCCCAGCCCTTTTCCGCAAACATTCCCGCACCGTTGGCAAAGGCGAACATGCGCGGGGAGTTGTAGACACCGCCGGAATATGCGGACAGGCTCGGGGACTGGTAGGCGTTCCCGAATGCGTTGGCTTCTACGGGACTTGTCGCCTTGTCATAGCCATAGCTGGCGGCGCCTGCGCCGATTGCGACTAGGCCAGAGGCGGCAATTAAAGCGAGTCCCACTGGCCAATTTCCAACCGCGATGAGCTGGAGGCCTGCGGAAAGCATCATGAGCGGTAGCTGGTTCAGGATCTGTATAGACATGCGGAGCATCGCGTCTTCGAAAGTTTCCGCGCCTTCAGAGCCAGCGGCTAAGGCTGCGCCGATTGATTTAAAAGTGTCGATAGCAGCGGATTGGGCTATAGATTCAAGCTCTTTTTTTAGATTTTCTATGATAAGCTTTTCTTTTTCTGCCTCTTCAGCTGCTTTTATTTCCTCAACGCTTAATATCTTGAATTCACCACTTGCATCCGCAGCCGCGACGGCTAGATCCGTCAGCCCTATTGTAAGAGCCTGGACATTTCCGATGGTGTTGGTGGTGTTGAGGTCGGAGAAGAAATCAAGCCCGAGGTCTGGAACATCAAAGGCTGACTTTTGCCGTACCAGCTCTTGTATTGACCGATCCGTGGTATTGAATTTCTCGGTAGTCTGATCAGTAGTAAGCCCAAGAAGCTTATCTATCGCCTGATCTATTACTTCATCCCTGGCCTTGGCCGCGTCATAACTGCGGTTTAGGAGGTCGGCAACACGTTTATTCGTATCTACTTTTTCAAGCTCAAGCCTGGTCCATTCATCGACTTCCTTTTCCCAGTCCTGCCAAGTTCGCACAGTATCAACGGGGTCGAGCTTTCCCGCGCCGGCATCGCTGACCAGTTGATTTCTCTGCCTGCTATACAGCGCGTTGATCTGCGTCTCTATTTCATTCAGGCTATTTTCCAGTTCGCTGACCTGCATGGAGTATGCAAAGTCCGATGTCTGTTTAAGCCAGGCCTGAGCCTGTATGAGCTGAGCCTGTATCTGATCTCGTTCAGTTATTAGCCTCGCTATCGCAGCGCTTATGTCGCCGCTTTCGCCGGACAAAACGCTTTCAACGTTCTTCCTTCCGGCGGCTTCCTCCATGTGCCGGTTATAAGCGTCAAGGCCTGCATTAACTAAGGGAAGGAATTTTTCTCCTAAGGCCGCAAGCGACTGCTTGAAATTGTCCATCGCCGTGGACATTTTCCCCGCGGTAAGCTTTGCCGCATTGCTTAACATTTCATAAAACTGTCCGCCTTCAGAGGTGGCCTTGCGGATCGCCTCTTCTATTTCCGCAAATCCTATTTTGCCATCAGCGGCCAAATCTTTTATTTTTCCAATATCAACATCCATCGAATCAGCGAGCATATTGAAAATCGGAACGCCAGCGTTGACGAATTGATATAGGTCCTGAGTCATCGCTCGGCCTTGAGCTTTAACCTGTCCAAAGACAAGGGAAAGGCGACCTAAGGCAGAGTTATCGCCACGGGCAAGATCGCCAAGACGGCCAAGGACGTTGATAAGATCGCCAGCCTCTACGCCGAACCCGGCGAGTGTCTGAGCAGAGCTTTCCAGGGCCTGGAAGGATAACGGGGTTTCAGCGGAGAATTGCCGGATTTTATTGAATACGTCTTCACCGACGGCCATGTCCCCCATGAGGACGCCCCAGGTGACACGGGCCGTTTCAAAACCGGCAGCAAGTTGGACGGATTCGACGGCAAGATCTTTGACCCCGGTTATTATTTTTTTGGTAATGTCAACGGCGAGATTTGCGGCGGTTGTGTAGCCGACAATGGACTTGGCAAAGCCGCCCATCGAAAGCTCGGCCTCTTTCCCGCTTTTGGAAAGCCCTCCGAGTTGTGAGGATGTCTCTTTTATGCCTTTCGGGTCTACTTCAACCGCTAGACTCGCTACTTCAATTCCGCCCGGCATCCTAACTCGTCCTCATTCGTTCCCCGGTGACTTCCGCCACCGCGTCTTCCATCGCCATGATCGCTTCGACGTCAAAAGCATCGAGTACGATCCCGCATACGTCCTGATAGGCCCGTAGGTCTTGCCAGGTTATGTGTAGGCCTCCAGCCCCCATCTCAACGCCCCGTCGGATATCCACCCATAACGCGAACAGGTGCAGGCAATCGGGAGGCGGCTTTACTGAGTCAAGCAGTGCGTCCCGATACCGGGTCTGTTTGTAGACCGCTTCCAGGTGTTCCCGAAGCGTCCCGCCGCCTGGCTTTTTCGGATCAGCGGGGCCGTCGAGAACTGCAAGGGCTCTCGCCGCCTCTTTTAGTTCGCGGAGGCGGCCGCCATAAAAACTGCGCGCGACTTCTGCTTGAGCACGATCTGGTCACGGATGGTGGGGTATTTTTCAAAGGCCCGTTTCAGCTCTTCCTGGGAGAACGGAACTTCTTTGCCCTTGTCATCCAGGGGCTTGGTATAGACGCCCTCCGCGTCCGCGACACGCCAGTCCAGCGTGGTCCTGATCGACAGCTCTCCATCGGGGTCATTGAAAGAAGTGCCTTTCATGACCTGTTCCCGGATCTCTTTTTCCGTGGCTTTATAGGCCTTGGAATCAGAGCCCAGGATCTTTACCTGCAGGCCCGTAGGCTGCCCGGTGCGGGGGTCTCCGATATCGATCCATACGCCCTCATTCGCTTTTGTCGTGCTGTCCAAAGTGCTCAGTCTGAAACCCATCTATGGTTCTCCTTGTAATTAAGCTGCGGCCGGGATCTTCTCGATGATGAACGCCGTGTCGGTCGTCGAGTCGTACATTGCCTGGAAAGGCAAGTCGATGCCGACATTGTTCTCTGACAGAGAGCGGTCCGCGCCCGTGTATTTGATTCGGGGGATGATGAAGCGGTAGACATTGCCTTTCGCGT